TAACGCTCCATTGTTCCAAACCCATTCTTTACCTTCCATAATACCTTCTACGAAAGCATTTGGTGCAGAAGGGTCTGCAACAATATCAGCAGCGGTTGCAAGATAAAAGTCATCTCTCACATAATTAGCACCATTTTTTTGGTCCAAACTACCCATACCTCTAGATGAAACTCCTAACTTAGCACCCTCATCCATAAGATTTTTAACTATTTCGCCCATAGGAGTGGCCATAATCTTAGCCTCACCAATGAAATTCTTACCATCTGGTGTCAAAGAAGTAATCATATGGGAGACACGCTCCAGATTGACCGTTGGCCCATCAGGATGTCCAAGCTCACCAAATGCACGTTTTTCTTTGATAAAATTCTTATTATATTTTTGAACTTCGTTCTGAAGAATTTCCATAGGATAAACACGACCATTACGGTTTTTAATGTCAGCTTGCATGAAAATACCACGAATTTTATAAGTTTTCTTGCCACCATCTTTTTCTTCGCAAATGTATTCTACATTTTCTACTGCTTCCGAAAATAATTTTACTGTATGCATAACATTATCCCTTATGTGATATTATCGAAACCAGATACTTTTTTCATTTTTATAATAATAGTACCTACGCAAGCGCTGTCATTTTCTATATAGATGTCACCAGTAATACCGCTACCAGCGTTATTTGAAAGTGAGGGTAAAGACTGGCCACCACCATTGTATGTACCATTACCATTTAATGTAAGTGCAGTTACATTTGATGTAGCGTCCCATTCAATCTCTGTTACTGAACTAACAGTCCACTGACAAGCAACGATTGATACTCTAGGAGCGGTAGCCGCACCGGCAATTTCAGAAACATCTACTACCTTTAATGCGGTTCCGTTTGTTCCTGTAATCGTATGCTTTGTGATAATTTCAAAGTCCGAATCAACTAATGTCTGTGTTGCAATGGCCATTATCCACTCCTAAATTGATAACATTTCTTTTTCAAAATAATTCATCAGGTCTTTTTCCGATACCTTAAACTTTTTTGATACATCTTTTATAGTTTTCTCGAAAGTATTTAGGAAATCTGAAGGTTTAGAATCCATAATTCCGAAAATTTGGTCAATAGCATCCTTCATCTTCGGAGACAATTTCTTGTACTGCCGAGATTTTCTATGCTCATCCTTTTCAATAACGGTTGAACTATACACTTCTTCAAGCGTCAACATCAGTTTCCTCTGGGCTAACATTATTTACAAAAGCTTTTGAATGTTCTTTTCTTTTAATTTCAAGAGCATCGCCAACCTTTGTAGAAATTGAACTTTTAAAAGCAGCTTCTGCTTCTATATTATTTCCTGATACAACCGAATCTACAAATTCTCTACTCATCATCTCTTTCCTTTCTTAACATGAAATTCTTTATCATCTTCCACTGGTTCTTCTTCAGGCGGTTCTTCTTCTGCATCAGGGTCTAGACCCATAGCCTTGTCGGCCCGATCAGCAGCACTATCAGCTGGGTCCATAGGCATACCATCAGGCCCAACTGGAATTCTTTGAATACCGTCACCACCATCTGGCACAACAATTCCACCATCCATTGGATCAAGTTCAGTCTCTTTCTTAATTTGATCACGCATCACTTGAATTTCTGTATCATTCATACGCAATACTTTCTTCAACACATATTCTTTACTGAAGAAAGTTCCAATATAAGCTTCAACTGTTTGTAACTGATTAAGTCTATTCTCTAAAAGTTCTGCATCTTTCAATTCTGCAAAGTGTCCATCAGCAAGAAAATCATATTGAATATGTTCTTGTATTTCAGGCCAATCTTCGGGAGCAATGATTCCTTTTAGTAAGAGTTGTGTTTTAAGAATATCTGTAAACAATGGAGAAAATTTCTTACGAATTCGTTGTACAAATTTCGTAAATTTTAATTCATCTCTTGTTATTTCTGTTGAACGGCCAAGACTAAATCCAGCATCGGATTCCATACGAGAAATTGGCACATTAAGAGAACGATATAATTTCTTTTGGAAATATTGAATATCATCAATCTCTCCAAGATTAGAACCGCCAGGTAATGTTGTAATTTCTGTTCCTCTACCACCTTCACGACGAGGCAACCAAAAATCTTCCAACATACTCATATGGTTTCTATCGTCACGAATTTCACCAGTATTTGCATCATACACCAACTTATTGCGATAACGATTCATTACATCTTTGAGATACTGTTCAGCTTTAATCTTTGGAAGATTACCAACATCAATATAAAAGATGCGGCGTTCTGGGGCTCTTGAAATACGATAGATAACAAGCGCATCTTCAATCATACGCAATTGATTTACAGGTTTTATAGCTTTATTTAAATAAGAAATTACTCTACCACTATTACCATCAAGCAAACCAGAAGGTACATAAGAAATTGAATCTTTAGATATTTTTATACCTTGGCCAGCCGCACCCACAGAAGAAGAACCTAAACCTTTTTCATTATATATAAAATATTCATCAATTTTTTCAGTCATTTCAATTCCAGTTTTGGAATCAACATTCTTTTTAACTTCTCTGACTTTTTTGATTTTCATAGAATCAATATATCTTAATTCTGTAATTCCCCTTCTTGGATTTTTAACGTCAATTACTTTATGGTAGTAAATTCTACCATCTACATACCATCGCCTAAAAACATCATGGCCCTTTTGCTCAAAGTTTAAAAGACGCAAAACTTCATCAAATTCTGCTCTGATTTTTCTTTTAATTTTATCTGGATAAGGTAAACGATCTAAAGATATTGATACTGCTTGATCACTTTGGTTAGAAACAATACCTTCATTCACGATATCATCAATAGCAGTATCACACTCTGCATGTTGAGCAATATCACGATACCGCCGAATTAAATCTAAATCGGTTCGTTCTCTACCATCTGTATCTAGAACTTGTCCAAAGAAACCGCCACCAGCAACATCAATAGCGCCGTCATCAGGAGTTGGGGTGGAGAATGTTTTTTCCCCACCCGAATCCTTATTTGCTCTTTGTATACTGAACCCAAAAAGTTCTGCCATAATATCTCCTACTATTTCTTTTGACTATTTAGTAGGTACAAATTAGAAGTTAACCCCAGAAGTCTCAAAGTGTTGATATCTCCAAGTTACTTCAAAAGTCTCCATAGCATCAGCAGCTTCGTTTGTAAGTTCGATAGCACTAATTGTTGTTGGCCAGGCACTTCTAAAAATATAACTTTTTAGAACTGTATCGTCCCGATCCAAATGTTCTACAGTTAGATCAGTTTGATAATCAGCTGGAGCAATAACACCTGTTCCTGCCGCAAGATCGTTGATACCATTAGACCATCTTTCCATCGCATTACGAATCATGAAGTCCGTATCATTGATGAAAGTAGTTGTCCAACTTTCCTCAAAACTCCTGTCTCCAGCAATATAAATTGATCTTCCACGAAAAGGAATAGCAATTTCTGCCAAAGTCTGAGCAGGAAGATTCGATGCAGTCACCAGAAAAGAAGTTCTACGAACATCAAGTCCGATTGCAATGCCTGGCGGTGGAGTAACCGTCACCCGATACTGATTGGCCCGAGCGCCGCCACCGATTAGATTTGCTTTAAAGTCATCTATTGCAGCCATGATTAACCTCCTACCTCACTAAACGATACACCAGTTCGCACTGCTACAAAGTTTAGTGTAATGAAGTTAATTGATCTGGCGGGTTTAATGTAGATGTCTCCAATAAACTCGTTTCTATCAATAACCTCACCTGTGTTATTTGTGCTGTCACATACAACTTTAAAGTCATGGATACCTCTTCGACCTTGAACATCTCTCAAGAAAGGTTCAACCATATTACGGAACTGGGCCCGTGAAAATTCATCGTTGAACTCAAAGAGCATGTACTTAGCAGCAGTTGCGATTGCTTTTTCTAGAACTAAGAACAATCTACGCACGTTAATCCTATCAAACGCACTTGGTTTCGCAAGAGCAGTTTTGTCACCAAAAAGAACCACACCTTGGCCTGGGAAGTTGACAACAGGATTAACCCTTGCTTGATAAAGAATATCTCTGGCTGCCTTATCTGGATTGAAGGATAATTTAATTGCACCCCTTACATTACCCCGATTATAACCAGCGGGAGAGAACCAAGGATCAGCAACACCATCTGTATATGCACAAAGACCAGCAGTATCACCGTTCATTGGAACATGCCGATATACATCATTGTATTTGTCATACATGTATTTGTAACAACTATCAAATACCACATAAGACGATGATGGGCAAAGATCAAATGCAGTCTTTACATTATTGATTGCCCTAGCAGAAGTTGCCCCAGATGTTGCAACACCAACAGTCGCAGAACGATATGGAGAAACAAATGCCACACAATCCTTACGAATTTCAACAAGGTCTGTAATCATTGTTACATGAGTGTCTTGAGTAGCAGCTGTATCACCAGCTCCACCACCTTTACCACCAAGTACAAGATTGATGTCATGTAATTCTGTATCGGCAAACTTGTCATATGCAAGTGTCAGTTCACCAGCAGAAACAGCATGATCAGATGTTCCACCGGAAAGTGAATCAATTGTGATTGGTATAACTGAAGTATAAGCAGTAGTTGTATCTGTACCCCAGTTTGTACCACCAGAAATATGATCTGTCCAGTAGATGTAATTTGATTGTCTGAAAATCACATCTGGATAGTAGTTGCTACTACCTTGAGAAGTTCTAGCAGCTGAACTTTTTGACACACTTTCAAAGATTTCTAGAACACTAGAACTTCTTTGTCCAGCAACATCAGCATCGTATCCAGTGATAGCACCTGTTGTGTCATAAACAACAATGTGCATTTCATCATTAGTGCCACCGTGATCAGTATTCCACTGAGAAGTACCAGGCGCATTTGCAAACAAGTCGTGATATTTCCATTTCCGCCTTATATACGAATTATCTGCAATAGCATTTTGCAAACCACCACTATTTGGATCATCTTTTAGACGAATTGTTAATACATTAGTTGATGTATTGATAGCTGTTACTTCATACTCATTAAATTCATCAACTGGCACTGTAGCCGAAGTATCTGAAAAGAAAGAAATCATATCTCCTACATTAAATGCATTTCCCGCCTCATCTGCGTTATCAACCGTAATTGTAGTAGCAGCGGCCGAGGCAGCACCGTTAACTAACTGATTGTCCGTTGCAACCACTTGCTCGTATCCTGTTGCAGTAGAACAAATTTGAACACCGATTGAGTTGCCCCAAGTACCGGCAGAACGAGCAGCCCACTCACCATGAGAACCTTGTCCTGTACTGAAAGATGCTAGATAATGTTCATCATCACGAATAAGAATGCCACTATTTGCACCAGCATTTAGAACTGCTGATTCACAGCGAACCACTTTAAGATGGTTTGAATACTGCAAGAAATTTGCTGCAGCAAACCAATTTTCAAATTGATTACTTGTAGAACTTGGTTTACCAAAAATTGCAACCAATTCTTCTTCTGAACTGACTGATGTTACAGAAGATACTGGACCTTTTTCAAATGCACTCGCAATCGCACCAATTGTAGTTTGTACGGATGGTACTACATTTGTAAGATCAATCTCTCTGACATGTACGCCAGGCGAAACTAAAAAGCTCATATTGTTACTCCTTCTTATAAGAGTGTTTTTTTGTTATTTCAATAATATTTATAAAAAAACAATTCTCAAAAACACTCTTTTATAAGTGTTATAACATATAAATAATTACATGGCAAATGCACATTATGAAAAGTATAGCGAAACCATTAAAAGAGTGGCTCGCAGAAATTATCGAAAAAGACTTGTTTTACTAAACGAATTTTTAGCAAACAAGTCTTGTCAACATTGTGGAGAAAGTGAAACTGTATGTCTCAAATTTCATCCCCATGATTCAGAAATACGAAAATTAACAAAGAGAGTTGGCATCAGTAATGAGAGTCGTAAAGAAATATTTCATTTAGTAAGCATCTCTATCATACTATGTTCAAATTGTTATATTAAAATAGATAATGATTTAATTGAATTCATTTAGTTTTTTACCAATTTGAACCATAATCTCTGACTACAGGATTCCATCTTGTTCCGTATTCATCTATTACTTCACCAATATTTTCATCTTCTAAACCAGTAACAACAAATCCGAATGGTGCCATATCTTGTTCTAATGCGTCCTGTTGTTCCCTCATCATAGTATGTCTAATATCCATATCAGTCAATTCTTTGAAGTATGTTTGGTCACATGTCCATGCAAATATGAACAGACAAGCCACCAGATCATCAGTGCAGCCGTCGTCAGCTTCAAAAGATGATCCTTTAATAATAAATGTAGATAACTCACTGATGATATCTAAATCTTCTATTATTAACTTATCATCTTCAATCATTTGTTTAAGATTTGAGCAACCAATTCGTTTTACCGCTTTAGTGGTTCTTACACCCAATTGCGCTCTACCACCACTGAAGCCCCCTCCAAGGACTTGTCCCGCTCGCCCACGCATAGAAGCCATAATAAGGTTGTCATACTCCAAGTCAAACTGCATAGTGTTGGCAACCTGTTCACCGATATCATTTACTTCAATAAGAACAAATGCTTGATTGTACGCTCGAGCAATATCATAGATTTTAGCTGGAAACAATAATGGTTTGATTTCATTATCTCTATATTTTGCAACAATTTTATATGGCATCTGTGATACATCAAATACTAAAAATGCAGAATAGTCATTCTTTGTTCCACGGGAAACATCAGCAGTCAGCACATAAGTATGACCTTCTTGTGGTTTTTCATACAAATCTAAACCAGCATTAGATTGCAATGGATTTCTATATGCCATTGTTTTCAATTTTTGTGGTAAAATTAATGTATTAATAGACCCAAGAAATTCGCACTCAAACTCTGTATTAAATTGAGACTGAGAGGTGTTTTTTATTGTTTCTTCTTTCCACGCTTCATCTCGGCCTGGAATTTCACTCCAATGCACCTCAACAGGAACATATGTATTTCTTTCATTCTCTGCATCCGTCCACAACTTATAAAACATATTCATACCATGTGGCGTAGAAACAATCATCACTTTGGTAGTTTTACCAGAACTAATTGTTGGATATACTGAACTAAAGAACTGCTCTGCAACATTTGCTGGGACATAAGCAAATTCATCCAGAAAGATAATGTTATAAGAACCACCACGAACAGCGCTTGCAGAAGTAGAAGATGCTAATATTTTAGACCCATTTTCTAATTCCAAGCTTCCTTTGTTCCAAGTCATTACGCCTTGTTGTAACCACTTGGGCAAATTTTCATATGCGAGTTGCAATCTACCAAGCAAATCTCTTGCGGTTGCAGCCTTATTCGCAAGAATTGCCACATTCACGCTTGGATTGAACAAAACATAGTGCAACAAATAAGCAATGATAGTGGTAGATTTACCAGACTGGCGAGGAAGTTTACAGATAGTAAACCGATTATTATGAAATGTCCCTATCATTTCCTTCTGGAAATCATAGAGTTTAAATGGAACCAAACCTTCATCTAAAGAAATAATTCTAATATATGTCTGTATAAAATACAAAGGGTCTTTCATACACTTAGCATACTCAGCAACTTCTTCTTTAGTCCACTCTTGAGTTACATTGGCTTTCTTTAAATTAGGATTTCCTAGATATGTTTCCATTTTATCCCTCTATTAAAAAATTACATGCAATACTTATTCTTATCGCATCTTTAATTCCAGCACCAACGCCGTGTTCTAACCAACTTGGAAAGAGTATTGCCTCTCCCTCATTAAAAGGTCTTTTTCTAATCGTATTAGCATATGGTTGTTTTAAAAAATGATGAGATTTATCCATCTGCTCTAATAGTCTTGGGTCTTTAAGGTAAAGATTTGCATCCTCTGTTGGTGTAACATAATAAACGCAAGACCAACTAGCTTCCTCATGAATGTGGGGCATGGTGCATTCACCTTTTCGGCTTATGTTCGCCCAACTATTAATCATTTTAATAGAGGCATCATCAACATAAATCTGACTTAATATTTCATTTACGCCAATAATAAGAGATTTTCTCAAATAAGAAAATTCGGAATCGAGTAGGTCTTTATTGCTTTGCCATCCACCACCTTGTATTGGATCAAAACGAAAACCTAAACCTTGTTGTTCTCTCTCTATAACTCTATTTTTTATTTGTTCATTATCAATATCATTAACTGTAAAAGTGTAAGTGGTTGTTGGCCACATGTCTTTACTTTTTACATTATCAATTAGTTTCATCTCCAATATTATCCTTCAACATTTTTTGTAATTCTTTAGTGGAACCTACGAACAATGCGTTTGTAACATTTTTGGGTGCATTACTTGGCACCTCTTTTAATTTACGCATTTTCTCTTGCAAATCACCTAACTTCTCTGCTACTTCGGCAACACTTTTTATCAGTTGTCCAGCAACCTCATATGTTCTTGGATGCTCGCTTTCTTTTGCGAGTTCCAAAATTCCATCTATTGCTTGAGAACCTTTTTCAACTAGATTATAAAAGTTATCTCTTTGATACTTATAATCATCCTCTATATCATCCATCACAGTATCAGGAGAATAATGAGTAACATTTGGTGTTGTAGTTTGGGGAATAATTTTTTCTATAACACCAAATTCTTTGTCAAGTCGTAGTGTTGAATCTTTTGTTGTCATGATTTATTATCGTCTTCACCTGTTTCTAGATTATACCCTTGTGCATCTTGATAGAATGATGTAGTTTCATTAAATCCAAAATCATCATCAGCATCAGCAGTTGTGGGATTCGGAGTAACTTTATATCTCTGTTCACGTTTCGGAGATTGATCAGGCATATCTGTATACTGATCGACTTGAACTGTCTTAATAACCTTACTGGAAGTGATCGGGCCATAAAGATAAAACTTTGCAGTAAATGAAAGCGTGTATATCAAAGCTCTGCGACTAGAGAAATCTCCATCATAACTATCTTCATAAGAAATACTATTAAGAACGATAGGAATATCTCTTTTAATACCCATATCTGACATATCATTAATAGTAAGAGTGTAGTCAGGCTGAAAATAAGGAAGAATCTGTTCTACTATTTGTAACGCATCATCAGATTGTTTTGCCATTATATACAATTCAAGTTCAAGATTGTAAGGAACAGGCATATACTGTGTATCTAATTGTTTTGTGTCTGCACCCTTAACTTTTTTAAACTTTTGCACACGACTTAATTTTCTCACAGCATCATAAGAAAGATTTTTAATTTCAAAACCAATACGAGGAAGAGTAATAGCTACCTGTTTAGTTAGGTCTACATCCTCATTCAGTCTTACTAAGAACTTCTCTCTAGGCCCATACGCAAGAGGAACCTTCATAGCTTGAATGGCTACTCCAGAATTATCTTTGCGAACAAGACTAATATCATTAAACATTGTCCCAAAAGAAACAATAACTTTTCTGATTGTTTCATGGTAGAACTGTTGTCCTAGCATAATATATTCTCCTTATTTCACTTATATTTATGCGATGGTAGCAATAGGTGATGCAAGACATTCTACTTGCCAAACACCATCTGTAGCATCATCTGTTAAACAAGTTATTCTTGCTCTTGAACCAATTACTGTACTATTTACAAATGTAAGTGCATCGCCTGCGTTATCAAATACTGCATTTGCAGCCGTACCACCAGCAAGACTTAATGAACCAACAAAGTTTCCACCAGAACCATGTATATTAACAATTGTAGTTTTATCACTGGCAACAGCAACCCTTACAATAAGGTCATAAAATATGCCTGGATTTGTTGTAGCTGCGTTAGGTAAATTAATTACGTTATTTTCTGTACCATCAATTAATATTGTTGCACCAGATTGTGCAGCAGTTAGTGAAGCAGTTACAGCTGAAGTAGTATTAAAAGTAGAAACTATTGTTTTTCTACCAGCAACTGAACCACCTGTAATTGCACCAGTTGTAGTAATTGTACCAGCACCAGTATCAATACTTGTAAATCCAGAAGTAATACTACCAGAGTCTAATGCACCTACTGACACTAGACCAGTTGCAGTAGTTATTGAATTTTGTGTTGCAGTAGAAACTGTACCGGCCAAGTTACCAGTTACGTTACCTGTTAATGTACCAACAAATCCTGTAGCAGTTATTTTACCTGTACTTGGGTTGTATGTTAGTGTGCCGTCTGATTCAAGACCAATATTACCACCGTCAACATCACCACCAGCAGTAAAGATA